GCAGCAATCAGTAATAGAACGGCTAGTGGATCAAACACTAGCACGATCATCATGATTACAATTCGGACGGCTTTTTCGAGTATCTCTTCGCTGGCGCTTTCTTCGTAGATGAGCGCTGCGATGTATTTGATTGGTCCGACTTCGGCTTCGACTTTACGGACTTCGGCTGCGATTGGGGCACGTTCTTCGTTGTATTTTGCGACTTGGGTTTGCGCTGCGCCGATCTCTGAGAGGAGCCTTGTTCTTTCTTTCTGCTGGGCTCTGCGGATGGCAACGGCTCGGTCTGCACCGTTGGCGTCTGTGGTTCTTGAGATGGTTTGATCAACTTGTTGATCCAGTTGAGAAATTTGCTTACGAGCTGCATCTATATTTTCCTTTTCAGTTTTAATTTTTTCATCTATCAGAGATAACTTAGCTGCAACGTCGCCAGTTGGGACTGCTTGGTCTAGGTGAGCTTTAGACAGATAACCAAAGATACCCATTGACGTTAGCATCATTAAGACTACTAAAGCAACGGTAAAGTAGCCCATCATTAGTTTTGGAATCTCTTTCCAGCTGCGATACAGCCAAGAAGCCACAACTAATTTGGACACTTCAAGTAGAGAACCCATGATGAAAATTGGAATTGCGGCTGCAGCAAAGATCGCCACTAGACCCATGATTGAGTAGTAAGCTGCCACTGCGGATAAACCCAGTGCTGTTCCGAATAGTAAATATGCCATCATAGTTTATTTAAGATATGAGAACCATGAACACGAACGCTAATCTGTCCGTTGTAATAATCCGTGGTTTCCAACACTCTCCTTGTAAATTGTTCGCGAGCCTCAACGTAAGAACATTCAGCTTTTGATTTACAGAAAAACAAAATCTCCCTGCGGAAGTTATCCTTCCCAAGGAGCTCTACATCTTTATTTAGTTCTATGCTAGAGCCATAGTAGTCTAGCCAATCAGAGTCTATTTTTGACTTGATCTTCTTTTTCTTTTTAGTGCCGTTCTTTAAAGTGACGGTCTTATAAGAAGTCTTGCTGAACTTAGCAAGTTTCTTACCAATATATTTGCGATCGCTGGTGAGGTTTGTGATTAAGTATACAAACCCCACGCAGTCTTCTGGTAATTCAGTAATCTGTTCGTTATTATAAAGCCACATTGAATAAAATAGTTCGTAAAGAAACTATTTATTCGTCTTGGTCTTCATCGTCTTCTTCGTAAATGTCTGCTGAACACACAGGGCAGTAAACGATATCCTCTATTCTTTCTTCTGACTTGAGGATAATCTTACCGTATGCACCACATTCTTGACATTCAAAATGCTTAGTTGCCATATTTCTCCTTAAAGAGCAAATACAATATATGCTCTGGCTGTTGTTGGTTTGTACTCGTATTTGAGACCAGCAGGGATATAGACTAAGTCACCTGGTTCTAATAGTCGCTGTTCATCTTCTAACTTGAACTCACTATGACCAATGGCATTCCAAATAAGTACATCATTGTCGCTGGTGTATTTATAATCACCCTTTGTTGTAAGAGTGACGTACATATCAACACCTTTGATTTCACCATCAAGATTCTCGTTTAGGTATTCTTTAACTGGAGCAATGCTGTCGATTTGATCAACAGCTGGTAGTTTATAATACATAACACCAACTGGTCCACCAACCTGATTATCGGCACAGTGTGCCAGATAACCTATAACAGTTTCCCAAGGGAATGTTGGTTGGATTGCTCTAGAGACTACTGTTGGAACCTTGTCAGCGATTCGTTGGTTTAATTGTTCCATTAAGCCCATACATCACTCCATGATCCAGTCAGTGCACCTTTGGCATAGTCAGTGACACGGTTCTCGAAGAAATTACCGTGCACAGGTGCGTTAATCATTTCTTCAACCCATGGTAGTGGGTTCTTCTTGACTTTAAAGATACCCTTCATACCAAGGCTGATTAAACGACGATCAGCAATGTAACGGATATACTTCTTAACGTCTTCAGCAGACAGGTCTCTCATATCACCGCTTTGGTAGCACAAGTCGATGAACTTGTCTTCCAATTCAACCATCTTCTCAGCGATTGAATAGATTTTACCTTTGAGTTCGTCGTTCCAGATCTCTGGGTTTTCTTTGACGTATTCCTTGAACAATCGCATCATGTTCTCAGCATGCATCGTTTCGTCAACGATAGACCAAGTGACGATTTGACCCATACCCTTCATCATACCGTGACGAGGGAAGTTCAATAGCATAATGAATGATGAGAACAACTGCATACCTTCAGTGAACGCTGAGAACACGGCAATGTGTTCAGCAACGCTGGCAGCTGTACCGTTCTTGCTAGAGATATCTAACACATAGTCGTGCTTGTCTTTCATCTCTTGGTATTCCAAGAACTGATTGTAAGTAGTCTCTGGTAAACCTAGCGTTTCAATCAAGTGAGAATATGCAGCAATGTGTAATGCTTCACGTGCAGCAAAGCCCATCAACATCATGCGGATCTCAGGTTGAGGGAAATGAGGCAAGTAGTTGTTTACATAACCACCAGCAACGTCAATGTCACCCTGTGTAAAGAAACGGAAGATGTTAGTTAGAAAAGTCTTTTCCTCAGCAGTCAAAGACTTCTTCCACTGTTTAACGTCTTCAGCCATAGGCACTTCAGTGTGGAGCCAGTGAGCTTGTTCGTGTTTCAACCAAGCCTCATATGCCCACGGATAGTTGAACGGTTTAAAGTTCGTTCTGCTATCGGTAAGTTTGTAATTCTTTTTAACCATTATTCTTTGTCCAATTCTAATTCTATCATTTCGTCCGTGATATGGACGCCAACGACTTCACGATAACCTTCTGGTGTTAATACAACCACTTTAACCTTTTTAAGAGTTTTGTGAATCTCACCGCTATTCTTTGGGTAGAGAGCACACCAATATTTTTTGATTTTATCAGAGATGTCGTAAGCGTCCATGGGGTCATCCTTCGCAGGCTAGGCAGACTGATTCATCACCAGTCATAGCAGTTAAGTCGATTTCTTTAATCACTTCACGTTCAATCTTCTTAGCAACTTTATCTGCCTTGGCGATCTTATCAGAACGACAATAATACATAGTCTTCAGTTTTTCTTTCCATGCCATAAAGTGTACAGCGTGGATATATTTAATATGCGAGTCTGGTCTAAAGAAGACATTTAGAGACTGCGCTTGGTCTATATATACTTGCCTGTCTGCGGCGTGTTGAATGACCCAGCGCTGGTCAATTTCCATAGACGTCTTGAAAACATCTTTGTTCCAGTCGTCCATCCAATCCAAGTGCTGAACCGAACCATCATTCGCAATAATAGAACTCCATGTTTCTTCATACCAACCCTCTTTGTGTTTAGCAGCTTCTTCGCGGATAATCACATCAAGATAACGGTTCTTGTTCAGGTGAGAACCCGATAGAGTGTCTTGGCGATAAGCGTTGGCACGATAAGGTTCAATAGAAGGAGAAGTATTCCCCATGAGAATGGAAGAAGAAGCATTGGGAGCAATAGCCATAAGATGACTAAAGCGATTCCCAGTACCAACTGCATCAGGAGCTTCGCCACGCTCAGATCCCAATTCTTTATTTGCAACATCTAATTTACCTCTTACATAAGCAAAGATTTGTTTATTCTTACCAACGGCTAGGCTGGATTCCCATGGGATGCTGTTCTTTTGCAAGAAGGCATGGAAACCCAACGCACCGATACCGATGCTTCGTTCACGCATGGCGGAGAACTTTGCACGTTCGATTGAGGTAGGTGCATGATCAATAAAATGCTGAAGCACATTGTCAAGCATTTCTGCAACATCACGAAGGAATAGATCGTCAGTTTTCCACTCATCATAGTATTCAAGGTTCAATGAAGACAAACAACAAACAGCTGTACGTTCTTCGTTGGTTGGTAAAATAATTTCTGAACACAAGTTTGATTGATGAACACGTAGACCTTTTTCATACAACCACTGTGGTAGTCTACGGTTAGACTCATCAATGAAGTGAAGGTATGGCTCACCAGTTTGCATACGCATTTCTAAGATACGCTGCCATAGTTCTTTAGCTGATACAGTTTCACGGACTTCGCTTGACGCTGGGTCAATTAGATTCCACGAGTCATCAGCATTATGATCAAGCATACAACGCTCGATAATTTCCATGAACGCATCAGGGATATTAATACCATGGTGCATATTCAGGCAACGCATATTCTGGTCACCTGTTGGTTTGCGCATCTCTAAGAAGTTAATGATATCTGGATGACTAATATCGAGGTAAGCAGCATAAGAGCCACGACGAGTACGTCCCTGACGATAAGCCAAACTAGACGCATCGTACATTTTGAGGTGAGGCATAACTCCAGTCGATTTATCGTCCGCCGAACGGATACCAAAACCGATGCCAACACCACCGCCAAGCATAGAAAGCCAATTAGTTTCGCTAAGATTATCAACTAGACCCTCCGCTGTGTCTTCGATATAGTTGAGGAAGCAGCTGATAGGAAGACCACGCTTGCTGCGACCGAAAGAAAGGATAGGTGTAGAATATGAAAGCCAATGTTTGCTGGAATATTCATACAACCTTTGAGCGTGTTCTGGTGTGCTACCGAACATACTTGATACATACGCGAACCTTTCTTGAGGGGAGACTTCTTCCTCTCTCATATAACTTTCTTTTAGACGAATCTTCCCAAGTTCATCAAATAGATTATCTCGAGAATAGTCTACCTTAATGCCATGCACAACTTCTTGCATAGATTTCCTTTTTATTTTAATTATTGATAATGTCGTCTACCATAGGGAAGGCTTCAGCAATAGCTTTTGCACACTCTAGAGCGACGTCTCTATGTTCTTCTTGTGTACCGTTTTCTTTACGGAGTTGAATGTAGTGAATCCAACTGCGGATTGTACCATTCATGTATAAGCGACTTACTGTATTACCTTCTGGTAAGATAGCACGTGCTTGTTCTTTAGCAATACCCTTTTCGATAGCTTCAGCATAAGTCGCCTTGACATAATCAATTAGAAACTTTTGCTTAGCATCCCACCACGCTTTTAGGGCAACGTCATTAGTGTGGATGGAGTTTTGACGGTTCTTCTGGTCTTGTAGTCTAGCTTCTCTTAGGACAAAGTCTAAGTCCTTAGTTGGATCAGCATAACGTTGGCTGAACTCTTGGAATGAGAATGAACGGTGACGAAGAATCTGTCGAGCGATATCACGAGTAGTTTCGATCTCTAGGCA